TTCTTTAGAACGATTTTTATCAATAACTGGACCGGCCTTAACTTTGAAAAGTAGTTTAGCAATAGTTGAAGCATTGTGCTTCGTATCTTTCATGTCAACTACATCAAGTTTTGATTCGATTATTTTGAGAAGTTCAAGAAGAAGCATAATATTTCCAGAAATATCTATTTATGTAAGAGAGCATAAAAAATGGGTGCTAAAAAGCACCCATCTTCATAGATCAGTAAAAATTATTGAATTAAGCCACCGATTGACGAACCAGTTACCAAGTTGTTCAATTTCTGGTGTGTATGATCGTAGCGAATAGTGATTGTAATCGTCATCTTTTCAGCTGTGGAATAATCTAGATCACCCCAGTCTACAGCTTGGAAGAAACAACCTTCATATAGCCATGCTTCTAGAACAGTTTCATTACCGTCAAGCATTTCAAGTTGCATACCAAACTTGTACGCAGTTGCTGTAGGATCAACGTTCAGCCAAGGGCCAGAAGCTCCAATCAAGCGTTGCTGCATTTCAAGCTGTGTTTGAATTGCATGAGCCGCACGGTTTGTAGCGTCATCTTCAACAGTCATTGTGCAAGGTTCAAACGTTTGCTTGCCTTGTACATAAACGCGTGAGTTGTATCGATCTTGCTGAATTTCTTCAAATGATAAGCTAGGACGGGTAGCAGTAATTACTTGAAGTGAAAGATCATTAGGAACACCTGCAGTAGCTCCAAGAGCTCCACCAAGTCCAATGAAGATTGCTCTCCAGCGGTTTTTAGCCTTAGGGGCTAAAACGCCATTACCAACGCCTGCAATACCAACTTGGCTAAGAGTTGCCATCATTATTCCTTAATGTTACTTGGATATTTATAAAAGTCTGCTATTTTTCTATGGAACCGTTACCGATACCACGGTTGGTTCATTGAATGGCACCAGATTTCCGTTTTCATCTACTTCTTCTAGAGTCAACGAATCAAAGTTACTCATTCTAAGCTGAATAGAAGAAATAATCTCTTGACGCTCTTCATATGGTGGAGATAGCCAAATTGGCAGCTCAAAGGTTAACGTCCAGATAATAGAACGTCTATCAGGCCCCATTGGATAATTTTCTTCATTGTTTAGACTGGTTAGATTCACTTGTGTAATCTTGGTCCAGTCGAAAGCTGCATCATTGAATTGGAGCTGTAAATTGTAGTCAAACAGAATTAGAATTTGTTCAAGAATCTGAAACAACTGGTCTGTGTTAGAAGCATGAATGCTCAGTTCCATTTCCATGTTGTATGGAATTGGCATGATACGTTTGATGGCTTTTACGTCGTCCGGAAAGACTCCGCCTTGCTCAAGATACGTTCTGCTATCTGATTGGTTTACTCCGTGCATTCTTTCTGGAGCTAGATTAAGTCCAGTCATGTAGCAAGCCATCATTGGCAAAGTGTATTGCTTATTTTGGGTATGAGAAGCAGAAATAGCTGCTACTACACGATCAGACGATCCATATCTAATTGGAACGTCCACCATATAAGTATCGCCGCATCCATCTTTGCCTGTACTGACCTGTAGTCCAGTGAAAATATTTGCGAACCCGATTGTGAATTTTCGAAGTTGGCTATTGTAGTAATAATGTCTTATCATAATTGTGCAAATTCATCAAAGCCGGCATCAAGTAATTCACTTTGGCAAGCAAGAACGCCCTTATTACCCATAGCATTTGGAAGGTGTGTATTCAGGATATCTCGGACATGCCATAATAATGTACTTTCCCCTTTATAATCGAGTTCAATACCAGTTACTCCTTTAATTAGAAGTACCCCTAGTACATGTGATTTGATAGGATTGTTGCTAAAAGCCAACTCACCATTAACTTCCTTGATAATTTTATGAATTCCTTGAAGAGATGTAAGTTTATTGGTTTTGCAATAAAAATCTCCGCCTATAATAGGAGTACAACCTTCTAAAGATGTTAACAAATTATCAGAACAAATATAATCTCCATCAATGCTTGCTGGTGAACCTTTAAGCGTTTTCAAAAACATTGTGCTACAATCAAAATCTCTATTACCACGGGCGCCTTCCCAATGCTCATTAGCAGTTTCAGCAGTAATTTTTACTGAAACTTCTTTTTCGAGAGCCCCCGCCACACGCGAAATATTAGTAATAGTCTTACCAATCAAATCATGTTTACCTTCGAATAAATTAGAAAGTTTCATATTTGTGCAAAGTCGTCAAAACCAGCGTCAAGTAATGCATTCTGACAAGCAAGAACGCCTTTATTACCGGTAGTATTAGGAATATGTTTTAACAAAATATCTTGCAAACGTTTATCATCAAGTCCAATATATGTTAGTTCTCCCGGAATCAAAAGTAATCCCAAAACGTGCGATTTGATTGGATTTCCTGTAAGATGAATTTCGCCTTTTATTTCTTTAAAATTTTTGTGAATATCTTTAAGCGATGTAAATTTGTTATTATCAGCAAATATACAACCATCTATAATAGGAGTACAATTTTCAAAAGATGTAAGTAAGTTATCAGAACAAATTAAATCACCTTTAATAGAAGCTGGAGTCCCCTTAAGAGATGTAAGTTTCAAGCCAAAACAGTCAAAATCTCCATCATATGTCAATGTAGATGTTTTTGATGTAACTTTTATTAATTTTGTCACTGGCACTGATTTCGATGGATTTTTATCCGATATTTTATAAGTAGTAAGTGAAATAGTCTTACCAATTAAATCGCTTTCAAATAAATTAGTAAGCTTCATAGTTTAAGCTCTGCCATCAGGTATTTAATAGCTTTCTTCCACTTTTTAGTATCAACTTTTTTCAAGTCAGTGAAAAATGCATATGGTTTAGTTGGCACAAAAGCATCGGTTTCAAATCGCTCTACGTGATTATTTGCTTTGCTCCTTGGGGCAGCGCCTGTCAAGAAATCTACTAATGGTCTGAATTCATAAGCCGGATATTTGCGCTTGATCTTCTTGTATACTGATTGAATATCCTTCACAATAGACTTAATCCATGGATCAAATTCTATTTGCGACGAATGATATTCTTCATTAGCTTTATCAGTTTCTGCCGCCGAAATAGATTTGCCAGAATTATCTATCTGTTTTTCATGCCCACGTGATAGTATTTTGTACTGTATGTAGTGTGTAAGCTCATGATGAAGCGTTCCTAAAGAACGATCATACCCATCTTCAAGCCTATTAAAAATTTCTCTGACTACTTTTTCGCAATGATTAACTTTGGCAGGACTTAAGCCCTCTTCATTAAGTTTCTGAATGAAGCTATAAAGTCGTTCATAATCGAAATGCTTAAACCGATCCAAATTGAGTTCTATGATATTTTTATCGGAACTATAAGTTCCGTCATCAATCATAGAATTAAAACGCATTTTTAATACTAGCGGTTTAGTGTTAAACGTAGTATGTCTATCTAATAGCTTCTTATACTTTTCTGGCAAATCATCGATAGTTACATCACCAATTTTTGATGACACGAATTCAGTTTTTAAATCAAATTTCTTGGCTTTAACCTTTGGATGATTATCTTTCATCCATTCATCAAATAGTTTCAGTGCAAGCTTAGTGTCCTTTTCTGAAGGTCCAGCTTTTTCTAATCTCGTACGCAAATAGCTAAACACTGTTTCTTCTAGTTGCGACTCCATCTTGCCTAATAACTTTACTGGCAACTTAATCATACCTTCAGTCAAAAATTGCTTGAAGGTCATTTGATAGCATCAGGATTAATTCTATTAGAAGATCCAAGGATCTTAGCAATAGACTTTTTGTGTGATTCTGGAACTTGTCTTAAGCCAGACTCAGTTGGTTGCCAACGTCTTGTACTTGCATTCCAACGCAACAATCTATCGACTGGTCTTAGGTTTGCCGGCACGTTCGTGTACGTTTGACGATGCCAGTGTCCATCACTGATAGTCAATGGATCAGGAAGAGTGTCACCTGAGGTGTAATGTTCACCGTTTGGTGGCAATGCATCTTCAGAGTAGATATCATTGCCATCGTATTCGCCGGGCTTTCCAACGATAGGTCTTGCGCTTTGAATATTAGCTGGATCAGACCCGTCTTGTGGAACATTATCTAATGAAGTTTGTTTAATAACTTCAGAGGCATCGTTACCAAGCTGAGATTGCAGCAAGCCACTCAAGAAATCATTATCTGATTGAGCAATGTTTGTACTTACGCCAGGCAGACCAAGAATGTCTTTATGCTCTACACTTGGAAGGATTGGCTGAGCATAGAATCTAAACAGCGCTGGTTTCCAGTTGATAGTATAGCCTTCGGTACTCCAGCCGCAATCAGTAACTTCAAGCCATTTTCTTACAGGACGGAGCTTATGATCGTATTGCACTTCGCCGGGTAGTTCTACGATGTCACCAACAATTACAGGTCTTCCCATAATTGATACCATGCTGTTGAAGCTTACGGTAAAGATGTATGTCTGTGGAAGATTAATACCAAATTTTGCAAGATCGGTTTGTACATCAAGCAAATCGTACGTGCATTTAAGCAATATAGAAGTCTGAGAATAAGCTCTATTCCGATTTTCTAGCAGAACAAAGTCTTCGATATTGTCTAAGGACAATTCTGTAGATTCTAGTAAGTGCAGTTCTTTAATTTCCCATGGAGTATTCGCGGTGATGCCACCAAAGAATGTAGGGACAATTCTCCACTTGTTAAATGAACCGACCGAACTAAAACCTACAGTGACAAGCTGGTCGGTGTTGGGAAGTGACACCACATCTACACGATGCCAAGAAAGCCCATCATCAGAAGCTTCAATTCTTACTTGTGTTACCCGCATCGCTGGGAACGAGCTTTGACGAATTCTGATCGACGATATTTTCTTTCTTACAGGAGCAGATGGAAAATATCTTTCTTGAGCTGGACCAATAGCTTCCCATGCTTTCTTGGTACCAAAATCATACCCAATGAAAGCTGGAGCTGTTAAGACACTAGATCCTGTTTGAATGGATCTCCACGTATCATCGTCCACGTTAAATGCAAAAGCTACATCATATCCAGACGGGGTACCAGAAGATAAAGGATAACCATCACCGGTTTGATCTATAGTTGAGCCTTGATTGTAGACTCCAATCATTGGAAATACGTTAACAGGACCAGCAGCAATCCCTAAGGCTTCAGCCATTAAGGCTGCCATGTAATTTGATTCTTTATCTGCACACTCTGATGTAGAATAATCTAATGTACCTGGTTGGAATAGGTTTGCCATGCAAGGTTTAGTTTAGAGTTTTAAGCTGTGCAATCGAGTTCTTCGTAGTCTCGATGTTCATGTCAATTTCCATGACACGTTGCAGATCACCAGTTGACACGGCCTGGTCTCTGATTTGTACCAGAGTAAGAAGCCGGTTTTCCATAATTTGAACGATCTCGACGATTTGCATGATATTATTGAATTAGAAGAGCACGGAAACATTCAAACTGTGAGTGACGATTTAGCCACAAATACTTGATGCCGTCTATGGTTTCAAATATCTCCATACGGTTGCCGAGGATTGTCGTACCAGCTGCATATGGATAGATACCTGCCCCGTGAACCGTGTTCGTTACCAAGTCAATGTAGTAAACACGCTGCGTAACTTCCTTGGTGAAGTACAGACGATCATTACCGTCATATGCATACATGGAACCAGTTGTCAAGGTTTCCAACTGCGGCGTGATAGGCATCAGATCCCACTTGTCGGTTGTCAAATCTAGACGATCGAAGCCAACTGTTGCACCGCCTCTTGGAGCGGTTAGGAATTTGCCACGCATGTTGGCATCTGACGTTCCATAAGCCCAATTTAATTCAATACCAATGCCGCGTACAGGTACTTGAAGAATCGCATACGTTGACACAAGTGTTACAGGAGCTGTTGCGATACCGAAAGTCAGCGTATTGTTGGTATTGCTGGTAATCAATAGTTCCTGTGCTTGACCCGTACCGCTGGTGATCTTTACACGACGACCTGCAAAGATGTTGACTACCCAACCGCTTGTTAGCGTAGTAGAGGCAACAGTCTGCGATTGAGACACTAGATAAGTGCCAGCACCGTTTGGTGTACCTGTCAACTGCGACAAGATGATAGTGCCAGTGGTAACACCTGCACCAGTAATCACTTGACCAACGAAGAAGCCACCCGAAGCTAGAGTGGTGATCGTCATCGTGGTGCCACTGATCGTCGAAGTAGTACCGCTACCTACCTTGTTTGTATCTTGTAGAGTCGTTGTTGATTGTGTACCCGTGGCAAGACCGCTA